TATTTGATTTTAAGTGCGAAGACGATCATATGACTGAACGCTTCGTATCTACCGACACATTAGACATACCATGTTCAGTATGTGGTAAACTGTCTAAGAAAGTACTAACAGCTCCGCGCATCAAGTTGTGTCCTATCTACGGTGACTCACCAGCAGCCACCCGTAAGTGGGAGAAGAACAGAGCGCAGAAGTTAGCACTAGAGCGTAAGGCTAACTCCTAACCGAATCCTTACATAACACATCTCCACAATGAGAATACTCACGGAGTTTATATAATGGCAACACTACATGACGAGCGTCTTGAAGAAGAAGAAATTAACGAACATGAAGAAGTAGGTCTAATAACAGAGGAACCTGTTGTAGAACAGACAAGCCCTGAAGATGACATCCCTGACAAATACAAAGGAAAGTCCACTGCTGATATAGTAAGGATGCACCAAGAAGCTGAGAAGCTATTGGGTCGTCAGAGCAGTGAAGTTGGAGAACTTCGTTCAGTAGTTGATAGCTACATACAGACACAACTCGACACACCAACACAAGAACCTGAAGAAGAAATAGACTTTTTCTCTGACCCAGATAAAGCAGTAGCAAAGGCTATTAAGAATCACCCTTCAATCAAAGCCGCTGAAGCACAAACTCAGCAGTACAAACAGACTACAGCTTTGAGTCAGTTAGCTACTAGACATCCTGATATGCAGGATATAGTTACAGACCCTAAGTTTGCAGAATGGATTAAAGGTTCAAAGATTCGGACACAGCTATTTGTTCAAGCGGATCAAGGTTACGACCATGAGGCAGCAGATGAACTGTTTACCAACTGGAAGGAACGACAGGGCGCTATCAGTCAAACGGTAGCAACAGAGAAAACGGAGCGTAAGAAAGCTGTTAAGAATGCCTCCACTGGAGGAGCTACTGGCAGCGGTGAAGCCAGCTCACGTAAAGTCTATAGACGATCAGACATTATTAAACTTATGAAGGATGATCCTGAAAGGTATTTGTCCTTGAGTGACGAGATTACTCAAGCGTATGCTACAGGGAGAGTCCGTTAAACTATTCTCTTAAAGGAAATTTGTTATGACTACATCAGTATATCCCAACATGGGCGGAGCAGTAGACAATACTTCAGCCGCTAAATTTATCCCAGAAATCTGGAGTGACGAGGTAATCGCTGCTTACCAGACTAACTTGGTTCTTGCTAACCTAGTAAAGAAGATGAGCATGACAGGCAAGAAGGGCGATGTTATTCACGTCCCTAAGCCTACTCGTGGTTCAGCTACAGCTAAGGCAGCTAACACTGCTGTAACTATTCAAAACAACGTAGAATCTGAAGTCTTGATTAACATTGACAAGCACTTTGAATTCTCACGTTTGATTGAAGACATTACTGAAGTGCAGGCATTGTCCTCACTACGTCAGTTCTACACTGGTGATGCAGGCTACGGCTTGGCAAAGCAGGTAGATGACGATCTGTTTTTACTAGGTAAGAAGTTTGGTAACGGTAACGGTTCTAGCTGGGTCAACACTGGCTCTTTCCAGATCAACACTACTTCTGGTGCTTTGGAAGCTTTTGACATTGACGGTCAGGCTGACATTGGTGCTTTCTCTGACAGGGTATTCCGTGACTTGATTCAGAAGATGGACGATGCAGACGTACCTATGGACGGTCGTAGCTTCATTGTACCACCTACTCTGCGTAATCAGATCATGGGTATTGATCGTTATACCTCTACTGACTTTGTTAACGGCAAGTCTGTTGAAACAGGTAAGATTGGTAACTTGTATGGTGTAGATGTATTTGTATCTACTAACTGCCCCATCATGGACCCAACTGACGCTATTAAGGTACGTGCTGCCCAGCTAATCCACAAGGACACCAGTGTTCTTGCAGAGCAGCAAGCTGTACGTTCACAGACTCAGTACAAGCAGGAGTTCTTAGGCACTCTGTATACTGCTGATACTCTGTACGGTTGTCAGGTTATGCGTCCTGAAGCTGGCTTTAACCTAGCTGTTAAGTAAACTGTAGTAACTGGGGGGTTCTTAACGGAACCCTCCTTTCTTATTTCTTGTTTTCTTAGGAGCTATTCATGGCAATTTTTAGAGGGGACGGTGGTGCTGGTGATTCCAACACAGATGCCACGTTAACCGCAGTAACCGCACAAGCTGTAATAGCAACGGACAAAGCAAGTCAAGCAGCAACAAGTGCAAGTAACGCAGCAACTAGCGCAACCAGTGCATTATCAAGTGCTAATAATGCAGCCACTAGTGCAACAGGTGTTGCAGGGAATGCTTCAGCAGCCCAAGCATCCGCGAATGCCGCAGCTACTAGTGCGTCAGGCGCATCTACATCCGCAACAACCGCATCTAATTCCGCTACTGCTTCTGGTAACTCAGCTAGTGGGGCATCTACTTCAGCTACCAACTCAGGCAACTCCGCTACTGCTTCTGCTGCAAGCGCAAGCACAGCTACTACTAAAGCCTCAAACGCCTCTACAAGCGCGTCTAACGCATCTACCAGCGCCACTACTGCTGCTAGTAAAGTAGTACTCGCCACTGCTCAGGTAGCACTAGCTACAACACAAGCAACTAATGCTGGTAATTCAGCAACAAGTGCTGCTAATTCTGTATCTGCTGTAGCCACAAGTGCTACTAATGCATCCAATTCTGCGACTGCTTCCGCTAACTCAGCTACTGCTGGCGCTAACTCTGCTACGGCCTCTGCTAATTCAGCTACTGCTGCTGCTAACAGTGCAGCGTCTATAGGTGCTAACCCTAGCTTTACCTCAGTTACAGTTACAGGAACTACCGCTGTCAAGATGTCAGCAGGTACTACAGCTCAACGTCCATCAGGCGTAGCTGGTCAGTTTAGATATAACACTACTGAAGGGAAGTTCGAAGGATACTCTACAGCATGGGGTGAGATAGGGGGTGGTGCTGCTGACCTACTGCTCAACAGCTTTACTGGTGACGGCAGTGACGTAACTTTCTCGCTATCAGGCGCAGCCATTGAAAACAACACACTAGTTTATGTGGATGGCGTGTACCAGAACAAGTCCACTTATGCTGTATCCAATGCAACTCCGGCAGTGGTTACTTTCTCAGAAGCCCCAGCCAACGGGTCAGCTATTGAGATTATGGTAGCCGCTATTGCAGTAACTGAGGTCGGTACTCCGTCAGACAACACGGTGACCACGGCTAAAATTGTCAACAGCGCAGTTACCACAGCCAAGATAGCGGATGGCTCAATCACTTCTGCCAAACTTGGCGCAGGCGTAGGTGGCGCATTCAATGACTTTGCTATCAAGACATCTGCGTACACAGCAGTCACACGCGACCAGCTCATTGTAAACTCAAGCAGCACAGTGACAATTACTCTGCCTGCAAGCCCTAGTGCTGGCAATGTAGTCTTCATAAAGAACGCTGGTACAGGCGCTGTAACCGTGGGCCGTAACGGCTCTAAGATTAATAGCACAACAGACGATGGTTCATTGGCGGCAGACGCTGGAGCGACCTTGGTATTTGTTGACGCAACTATTGGATGGAAGGAGCTATAAGATGGCTATAAGTTTAGGTGGAGGCGGCAGTGCCTCACAAGTAAATGAAACAATATATATAAATTCAGCAGAGAATTTAATTACTCTAGATGATGGTCGTGTGTATCTCAAGGGTGGCGTGTCATCCACAGACCTATCTACTTACCCTGATGCGACAGCAGCACTGGGGTACACTGGCACATCGTTTAGTGATTCGGCGCAGGTAAATCAGCCTGCTGGGATTACTTGGGATGGTAGCTTTTTCTGGGTGGTCGATAGAGGTACTACGAATTCAGTATTCAAATACAACGCGGCAGGCGTGTACCAGAATGTATCTTTTGGCGCGGGAAATCAAGATACCAGTCCCTCTGGGATAACATGGGACGGAACTCACTTCTGGGTTACTGGTAAGGCGCAGAATACAATCTTTAAGTACAACGCTTCTGGAGTGTACCAAAGTAATTTTTATGTAGGCGGTCTAGGAGGCGTACCTGAAGACATAACGTGGGACGGTACTTACTTGTGGATTCTTGTTAATGGGCCTGATTCAGTTTACAAATATAACGCTTCTGGCGTTTATCAGAATGTATCTTTTGGCGTTGCTGCTCAAGAAACTGATCCAAAAGGGATTACCTTTGACGGGACGTATCTTTGGGTAATAGGGGCTAGTTCTGATAAAGCTCATAAATTTAATACTTCTGGCGTGTATCAGAATGAAAGTTTTTCTGTAGCTTCTCAAGACTCAAACCCAGAAGGAATTGTTTGGGTCAGCCCTGCTTTCCATGTTGCAGGTAACTCTACTCAAAAGGTATACAAATACCAAAATCAAATTGGTGTTAAGGCAAACCACACGGACTATCATCTTGAGGGCCTACAAAACTACGTGAGGATAAAATAATGGCTTTAATAATACAAGCAGACCATATATCGCCAACTTCAGCAGCAATCTTCTGGCGCAATGATGAACTCGCTCGGACAGACATAGCCGCTACAGTATCTGATTATCCTAATGCAGCAGCTATTATTACTTATCGTGCGGCATTACGTGACTGGCCGTCTACGGATTCGTTTCCTGACACAAGACCGGAGGTGAACTGATGTCGATTACTAAAGTATCCTCAAGCGTTCTTGCTGATGACAGCATTGGCTCCTCGCAAATAGCTGATGGTGCTATAGGTACATCTGCTTTAACATCT